GCGCGCATTTTCACTCACACGCTGGAAGTTCTTACCAACCAAAATGCCTTCGCTTTTGCCTTCGGTAAAGCCTTTGCCCCAACCGACAATAAACCAAAGAACATTGGCCAACAGCAATAAAACAATTACTGGTACTTGTAGATCCATTTTTTGCTCCCGTTCTTGTAACCGTTGTTGGCTACAGGATTACGGTCTCACATTTGTCAGACAATTACACGTTAATTTAGATAACGAAACGGTAACGATTTAGCCCCATCGTTTGCCCTGATAGATAAATGACCCATCCTTTGGATCAATCGGAATTAATTCAGGCGTAAACCGCTTGCCATGCAATGTTCCAACGACAAAACCCATCTGCCAGTTGGCATAACCCTTTGTATAGCCCATACCAGGGCTTGAAAGGTCTACTAGGTTGCCAACCTCAACTCCCCACACAATGCGCCCGTATCGGCCTCCTGAGGCCTCAGAATGGGCACTTAAACCAAGTCTGTGAGTGTGTCCCGACACGACTGATTTACCCATACGCATAGCGCCATTTAATGCTGTTTGACCAGGTTTGTTAGATAGTGGGAAAGCGTCCCCATGGCAGGTATGCCAACCTGGAGCAAAATCAAAACCTTGCGGATGGTATTTGATTCCGGCTTTGTCATAACCCATAAACTTGTCATAGCGCAGCTCAGGCAGATTCATAAATGCCGGAAGTCTGCGAGATAGTGACTTATAAACCCTTGCTCCATGATTGGAGCCAACTACATCAGTAACGCCCAGGTATTGCAGGATTTCTAAAGTGAGTTTGCGATCCTCATCGATGTTGCCTTCGACCTCTTGCCATGGTTGAGCAAATCCACCAAGTTGAGGTAAATCAATTTCATCACCAATACAGATGGTTTGGTGAGGCTTGTAAGCCCTTAAAAACTTGCCTAAATTCTTGACTGCTGCTTCATGAAAGAACGGTGCCTGGATGTCTGAGATCCAAGCAATTCGTTTTACTGTCATTAGTCCTCGTCGTCGTCCTCATAATCACCAAACCGCTCTGGCTCGATAGGATCTGGCAAGATCCAACCCGGATAAGCACTTGGTTCAACGATTATTGCCAAAGCAATTTCATCGTGGAAACCGGCACGTTTTAACGAGCACCAAAACTCCTGTAACCCGATACAGTACGCATCTAGTTTTGAGTAACCTTGATCCTCTAGCGCCTTAGTAACTTTTCTTGCCATGTGGATAAGTGTCCCTTACTTCTTTAGCAATTCCATCATTTGTTCTTGGCGTGTCTCTATTCTGGCCAGTCGGTCTGCGAGAGAAGATCCACCATTCGGCGTAAGAGTCCACAACCAACCGCGAACCAAATAACGCAAACCGCCAACAACAATAGTAAGCGTCGAGAGAACAGCGAGAACAAGTCCCGCCCAATCATTGGCTGTCACCGTAGCCCATAGGCTTCGTCTTTAGGATTCAACCAACGTAAAACTGGAGGAATCGTTGCCAACGCGCCGGCGTAAGCAATGTTCTTTAAGTCAGTCTCGCCCGCAGCTATGAGTGCAAGCGCAGCTGTTAGAAAGGCTCTTGCCCAAGTTGCCAGCATTTTCTTTAGATCCTGTGTCATCTGTTCCTCCTAGTAACGGGATGTTAAAAAACTTCGAATCCGTATCGCCAGCCTTTGTAAAACTGATGTGGATGTGTTTGGTGTGTGGGTTAATTCCGGTGTATTTGCGCCAGCGCCAGAGGCTTCGAGCGCTCGCAATCTTGCGATCAAAGATGACATAAGCAATGCGTTTATCTGTTCTGGCTGCAATTCGAATCTGGTCGGCAACGTAAGCAGCTGTAGAGGCCTGTTCGTCGAAATCAGCATCGAGATCGAGAGCGCGGACAATCCCTGAATAAGGGTCAGGGTTATGATCGCTCTTTCGAGTTGCGTGTTTGGCGTCCCCGATGGTGCCGTCCGAGTGACGCTTTCGATTTGGATAAGCATCGTCAGCCTGTTCTCTCAACTGGACAACTGATTTCGATAAACGTGGTTTCATTTACCGACTTTGAATCCCTTTGGAAGTGGCTTTGAGTAATCCCACTTGGCAATGTAATCGCCAGCATCGTCACAGTCATTTTGTAAAACAATTGTGCGATTAATAAATGCAACAGAATCTTCTAATTCTGGAAGTGCTGCAATCAAATCATCGTAAAGTGCCATAATTAACTCCTAATCCATACGCCTGAAAAATAAGTCTGATCTGATCCGTTGAGCACATTTCTTGCGACACCATCTGAATCAAAAATGTATCCTTCAACATAATCTGTTGTTCCGTTAAAATAGACTAAATCTGCGCCATTTGCTGTTGGGCTTGCTCCAGGTGTTCCAGAACCCGCAGAACTAAAAATCGTTGCGTAATTTGATCCATTTTTATAAATAGCAGCCTGTTTGGTTGTAGATCCATTTACACCTGACCAAGTAACACCAAGGTTGATTTGGTAATAACCAGCCGTTGTTGGTGTAAAACGATAATTAGTTGTTGAATCAAAATTAGAAGCAGTATCAAAAGTTTCACCGTTAAACTGAATTTTCGTCCATGTTGATGCGCTAAACGATTGCTGTGATGTATTGCGAAATGCGCGAAATGCTGGGCCAGATGCGCCAGTTGGCGTAGCCCACGTAGGGACTCCACCGCTGACAGTCAAGACCTGACCGGATGATCCAATACCTAAACGAGTCTTAGTATTGGCAGTTGATGAACGGTAAGAAATGTCACCCAAAGTTGTCTCTGGATTAAGCGCTTTTGTGGTTGTATCGATAGAGGAGCCAAGCGTACGAATAGCAGCTGCGCCGTCTTTTACGAGTGAGGTATCGTCCGGGGTGCTCCAGGAATAGTTTGTAGTCGTTGCCATTTTTCTCCTTTATCAGGCTACTATTGTAGCGTCAATCCATTCTAGTGTTGGGCTTAAAGTGTTCCATGTCTCTAGGACTGAGACTCCATTCCAGCGTGTGGACTGGATTGAATAAGCAGTTGGTGAGACGGTTAAAGTCAAGTAAAGCGAGTTGTAACCAGCAGTGAATGTCCAACCCTCAACAAAGCCTTGGAATTGTCCATTAGTAATGTTTGATGGCAAATCGCTTATGTTTACCGGCATACCCATGAATACGTTTAATAAAGAGTTACGATCTGAATCATCAATCTCAGGATTGCTAATTGGGAAAGTAATTGACTTGAACTGAGCCTGCGGAAAGGCTCTTAATCCAAGATAGAAATTAGCCTGAGACGTGGCATCAGCTGCATTTTCTAAAGAAGTTGTGATCTCATAAGCCTGTTGGCCATAAATGCCAATAGATTCTGCATTAGATGCCGATTGTTGAGCGTTAGCCTTGTAAGTAATTGTGACGTTATTGCGGACGTCGCCGGATCGTTTTTGGGTTTTGATGCCACGAGCCAAAGCCTGATTGCCGGTTAAATCAACATAGCCATTAGTGGCAAGGTAAGAATTACGGTGAGTTGAATCAGCATAACCAATTCGACCCTGAGCATCCTCATAAAGGTATCCAAGTCCAGACGTCGCCAAAGCAGATACAAGACTATAAACATCAGTTGTGTCAGATGTTCTAGCAGCTAATTCATAATCACCTGGGCGATCAATCTCTCCTAGTCCAGAGTTTTCAGCATTAGCCCAGTCTGTTGTCGGATTGTAAGTAGCCCAAGTTAAAGCTGCTGGGACTTCATTCCAAGTATTGAATAATACATCACTCAAAATTGTGTAAATCTGGTCGCCGTCAAATGCTTTGCTTAAAACGCCAGTTGTGAGGTTCTTAGGCAGTTTAGATAAGGCACCCAATGCAACTACTTTGATACGCTCTGAAATGGCCGTAGATGAGGCTTGTGTGACCTCTACATCGATGTCGGTGACATAGCCACCAAATACATTAACAAAAGTACCGGACGAATCCTTGACTTTTATGATTATCTGGTCATTTACATCCATGTCAATTGCAGCAAGATTTAAGTTTATAATTTCAAGTGAGCAATAACCAGCATAAGGTTGTGAATAAATGTCTGTGCGACCGGAACTAATGGTCAGGTTAGATAAGGTTAAATTGGTATAACTTGTACCATCGATTGTTACCTGCCAAACAGGTGTCCATTGGCTCATGCGACTTGGAACGCTCCCGATCCGCCACCACCACCGCGAGCGGTTGAATCATTGATAATTTCAACAATTTGACGAGCCACGCCTTCTTTGTCAAAAGCGCCATTTACTGTGATGTTGTAAACCGGAGCCATAGATGCTGATTCTGCTGCCCTAAAAGATCCAGCATTAAATGATCCAATTGCAGTTGAGGCAACCGCAGCTGCTGATGCAACAGAACTTATGCCAGTCGTACTAGATGTTGAACCAGTCGATCCTCCGCCAGTTGTGCCTGCAATAGTTGGGGCTGTGTAAGTCGGAGTGCTTACCTTTGGCGCCGATACTGTTGGCTGTGTAAATGATGGTTTAGAAATGGTCGGAATGTTAGGCAATAATGGAATGGCGTTATAAGCCTTAATAAGAGCATTGATGCCATCGATGGCACCAGACACCAAAGTACGAATAACATTAATAACTCCGCCAACAATGTCGATGACACCACCAGCAATCTTTGCGACAAATGAAATTGCACCGCCTAAAGCAACGGTAAATACTGGCACCAAATAATCAACAATAAATGCTCCTAATGCCTGGAACGATTCTTTATTGCGGTCAATTGCATCTTTGATTGGGTCAAATAGTTTGGCAAACTTCTCAAAGCCAGGGACAACCTTTTCAATAATAATCTTTATAAGTGATTCGATGATTGGAAGCAAACGGTATCCGATTGCCTCAACGCCTTCATCAAAAGCGACTTTTAAGCGATCCATACGTCCCTGGAATGTGGCAGCGTTCTTTTCAGCTGCGCCACCAAACAAATCACTTAGTTTGCGTTGCACATCGGTAAATGACATTGCCTTCAATTCAGCACTAGATAAGCCAACGCCTAACTTTCCAAGTGCTGTTGTATTGCCGTCATAAGCCTTACCCAAAGCATTGGCAACGCCTTCAAGTGGCTTGCCTGTTTGGGTTGAGATGTCCAAAGCCAAAGATAATAATTCTTGCGCCTTAGATACGTCATTGGTTGAAAGTGAAAGTCGAGCAAGGGCTGGACGTAACTTATCGTCTGCTACACCAGTAGCGCGAGCCATCTTGTCGATGGAATCTTCAGTAGCAGCAATCTGAGCCTTTGTTGCGCCCGTTGCGTTCTCTAGGGCTGAGGCTAATTTAACCTGACTTTGTTCATCGGCTAATGCAGCCTTGACACCATCAACACCGATCTTAACTGCATAAGCACCGGCAGCAGCAGCAGCTGCTAAAAATGCGGCACTCGCTACCTTGCCAAACTTTTCTAACTTACCAGCAGATTCCTCGACGTCACCGTTGGCTGCTTTTAACTTCTTATTAAGGTCATCAACATCAGCAAGGATCGAAAGTTTAAGGGTTCTATTACCGGCCATTAATCCCACTCCTTCAAAATGTTGCTAAATGCTTCCTCCCATTTGCGAACCAACTCTGGCTGAATCTGACGCAATGTTGGGTAAATAAAATACCCGGAATTGCCTCGGCCTTTGTTTGGCGTCCGCTTTGGGAACTGCTTAAATCTATTAGATCCAAACTCCATACCGTAAAGTAGATCGAGAGTTGAACCTCCACCGCTGAACTTTTGACGAGCAAAGCCGTAACTAAACTCACCGATCTTTGATGTCTTGCTTACCTTAACTCCATCAGCAATACGGCGAGCAGCGGTACCTGAAACCGTACGAGTCGCTGCCGTTTGCTTAATGCGGTCAGCAGCAAACTCAGCAAGCGCAGAACTTTCCTTCTTAGCAGCTTCGATGGCTTGATCGTCCATCGCTTTCAAAGCCCTAGTAATACCGCGTAAATCTGATTTGTCATAAGCAATCTTGACTTCATCTGTCATTAGATCGCTCCTTCAGTATTTCAATCGCGGTTACAATGTCGTCTGCATCCTCCCAGTATTGCATCGGTATCCCCGTCTCTATTGCTAGATTAACGAGGATCCGCCTTATGCTTCCTGGTTGGTGGCTTTTGGGTTATCGTCTCCAACTGTTACGTCAGCAACGGTCTCAGACCAAATGTCGTAAGACTTAACAGGCTTTCCAGCGCTCTCTCGCTTGTAAGCGTTATAAGCCAAAAACATAAGATCCCAAATGCCAATCTTGTCATTAGCCTGAGAAATCGTGTTGCCAGTTGCCTTCTCCCACTTCGCCCACTCAGGTGGCTGAGCCGTATAAGTTGCTTGGTCGCCTGAGTTGTATGTAATTGTTATTGGTAGTTTCATCTTTGCTCCCGTTGGTTAGATTTTAACTAAATGTGTCTGCTGGTGTTCCAACTACTTGGAGTGCCCAAGTGTCAGTCTGAGCGCCTGGGGCTGCTCCGCCAACTGTTGGATAAACTGGCAATACGTTACAAGCAAATACTGCGCCTGTTGCAGCTGTTAGTGATACTGCAAGGGTTGTATTTGGGTTTGCATCAGCTGCAAGCCACATTGCTTCGAATAGTGATGATGTTGCACCCCAGTCGGCAAGTAACTCTACGTTAAGAGTCCAATTGTCATCTGTGTGCTTAAAAGCCTTTCCATCGAGTGTTTGGTAAATGTCGATGGTTGGGCTATTGACGAGTGTAACGCTAGTTGTCTGAGCATCGTAATTAACTGTTGCGATGGTCAGAGTTAGGTCGCGACCCGTAATGACTGTTGTTGGCATTTCGGTTTTCTCCTTATGATGTCTGCGTATACCAGGTGGATACGCGTATGTCCGCGACTAGCAAGGTACTAGCGCCTACTGTTGTAACTGTTGGCCGATCAACTACCTGGAGATCGTATCCAGCCGGTATAACCGCCACAACACTTGTAATTAGTTGTTCTATGTTATCAAGCGATGCTGGGTTGCTGTTATAGGCAACGCAGCAAGTGATTGTGTAATTTAACTTGCATCGAAAGGTTCCCTTGCCAATTGTCTCAAACTCCATGTATGGAGAATCCGGAACGACAACGACCGCAGGTGCCGGAATCTGCTCAGGGACGTAACTAAATACGTTTGCAGCAACGCCGGATAGTGCGGTAGCAAGAGGAGTTCGAACTGCTGAAAGGATAGTGCTCGGCATTACTGAGCCATCGTTTCAACATCGATGTATGGCCCTAAAAGGCCAACGACACGATTAAATAAGCTGCGACCCATGCGGTAAGGAGACGGAGCAAAATCTACGCCTTCGATCTGTCCGCCTGGAGCCGTACGAGATTGGAATACTTCAACTGAAACTACGATGATTGCTGATTCAACGGCCGAAACTCCAACATACGTTGAAGCGCCTGTAAGTGTTGCGGATCCGCTAGGAATGACATTTCGCTGGATGACATCGGCATTAGTGATGTTTGCTGTAAATGTGTATGCATCGACATCAGCATTGACTGTTCGAGTGCCGTTAAATGGAGATCCGCATCCTGCGATGACAACTGATTGTCCCTCGGTGAATTCATGGATTCCTACTGTCTCAAAGGTTGCGACATTGTTAGTCAGCGAAACCTTTGCGATTGGTGCTGCAAAAGTTGTAAGTAAAGGCAAGATAACGGCCTCGGATGTATCGATGATGTCATCAAGATACGCATCATTGTAAAGAGCAGACGAAACACCAAGCACCGTTCTCAACTGTGCAGCTGTGATAATACTTGGCATTTCGTCCTCTCTAAACGACTGCCGGGGAGATCGGGAGCAACCCCCCCGGCATGATTAATTGTGTGCTTCTATTACACGTTTAGTGTAAATGCACCAGCTGCTGTAAGTGTTACTGCTGAGCCGTAACCGTAGTAACCAACCTCAACCTGACCTGTACCAACGATGTTAGTACGAAGTTGTAGTGGGCCAGCGCCTTCGTACCATACGAATGAATCTCCGTTAAGTACGATGATTGAATCATCTGCAACGCCTGATGCGTTTGGTGTTACGTAAACTGGGAGACCCATTACTGAACCAACGAATCCGCCTGGGTTTACTGATCCAACGTTGTTTGATGCATTTCCAGCGACGTCGAATAGAGGACGCTTTGTTGAATCGTTCAACTTGATCATGTTAGCCCATTGGTCAGGAGTACATACGATTCCTGTTGCATGGCGCTTTGTGTTTGAGTAAACAGATGCTGCACCGCGAGAAATGAATCCTGCGAATGTATCTCCGTCGAATGGAAGTGTGATTACTGTTGAATCAAGTGTTCCAGCAGCAAGTGCTGCGAACATTGCTGCATCAGTTGCTGATGCATACGCATTGGCCATGAGTCTGACCAATTCATCAAAGAACGCCGGACTTGTGCGGTCGAGGACTTCGACATCGAACTTCTGCATTCCAGCGTACTTAGATACTGTTGCTGTGATGTATTCGATCTCAACCTGAGTATCTGAGAAAGCGCCCTTTTGTGCAGCTGCTGCAACTGTTGGTGCAGCCTTTACGCGAGGCAACTGGAATGTAAGGCCTGAAGCAGGCAATACTGCATTACGAACTGCTGCAATTGCAGGACGAATGTTTGTGGACTTTGGATCCCAAATTGTGGCTAACTGTGGAGTTGGCACGAGGCCTGCTACCTCAGTAGATGTTGTATCTGATGCAGCAGCAACATACAACTTAGATGTCTCGTCGCCCAATTGTGCGCGAACTGAGTGCTCTAGGAATGTGCCTGCTGACACGATAGGTGTACGAACGCGCTGTGAGTTAAGCGGATGTGATGTCGCCTTAACTTCAGCCTTAGCAGCTTCAACCGTCTCGGTTGATACTGCCTCTGAAACGGTTTCTGACACTAGGTCGTCTCCTTCTGTCTTAGGTTCCTCGATCTGAGGTTCCGGGGTTGATTCGCTTGCTGCTTGACCTTGCGGTTCAGCTGCTGCGACCTTTTCCACTTCACTTCCGGGAATTGCTCCATCGGTTACGAGTGAAACTTCGATTAAGTTAGATGCGCTGATGGCCATAACGCCATCCTTGTTTTCCCATGCATCAACTTCTACGCCGACGCTGAAATCTGAACGAAGTCCAGTTGCAGCTTCCTCCAAAGCATCGTTTCCAGCAGTAGTCTTAGCGATCTTGAAAGATGCAGTAATACCTGAATCATCCTGAGACCATTCGATCAACTTGCCTAGTGGCTTTGTGCGGTTATGTTCTAAAACTAGTTTTGTGTTCTTGCCAAAGTTAATTGAGTTAGGCAAAAACTTTGTGCGACCTGCTGATGTGTTACCTTCAGCATCCCATTGCACAATACGACCTGCAATGATGCGTGATTCAACATCTGATGCAGTAATTGATACCGGCATTGTTATTTTCATGAGTCGATTAAGTCCTCTTCTTCGCGAATCTCTTGAACGCTCATTGCGCCAATACGATTTAGGATTTCATAAACCTGAGCGCGCTCCAAAGGATTACCGCGCAGGTATTCGTCTAACGAGTAACGGATCTCATTGCCTTGACCTACGAAATCCGGCATTGACAATCTTTGTTCGATTGCCAAAAGTAAATTGCGACCACCAAAGTCGATAAGTGAACGACGTTCCGCTGTTGCGTTGGAGTATGTCATTGATGTTGTTTCAGCACTTGCAAAATAAGCAGGCAAACCAATAGCGCGGCATAATTCTAACGCGACGTACTGACGAGCCTCGTTCAGTTGCAGTTTGTTTGGATCAATTCCCATGGCCTGCAATTCAACATCGGCATTTAAAAATGCGGTAGATCGAGTTGTGCGGGCCACGCGCCAGGCTTCAAGCAATTTGCCAATACGCTCGCTAGTAAGATTTGTTCCGTTTGACTTTAGAACCATCATTGGTACTGGCTCTTTAGCAAATGCCTCTGATGCATTTTCCAATGCAATCGCAGCTCTAATGGTGCGACCTGCGCGAGATAAAAATCCTTCATCAAGTCCATTAAACACAACCAGCGATCCAACGCCCATTGGTGGAACATCGATGCCATCAACTGTGTATCCGATGATTTCAGTTTGCTGTGCGTTTGTTTTGTAAGTTACGCGACCAGGTGCAACGCGTGTCCATTCTTGGATGCGTCCATCGGCATACATAGACATAACTTGTCCATACGCCACGCCGTTGAATAACAAATCCTCAGCAATGAAAGCATAAATAGCAGAACCGGGAACGCGTGAATCAGGTTGATTAATTACGCGATTGGGTTCGACGTGTCCGCCGGTACTTTTGACGTATTGCTCTAGTGGCAATGTAGCAAGGCTGCATAAAATGTTACGCGCTCTTGCGATCGTTGGAATTGCCATCGCTTGTTCGCGTGTGGCACTTGACAACGGATAAAAGAAATTATTGTAATTTGAGTTAAAAGGTGCTGGAGTCGCAGCTGCGTCTACCGTAAGTCCTACCGGTTCAGGAGCCTTCGCGAACAAATCTCTGAGTGCCATTAGCACAAAATTATAGCATAATCAACCCAACACGATGTCTACTTCTGAGTCGGGACGTGTCGCAAAGTGAGACACCATTGCCATACCGACGGTTGCACAAATTGTGGCCCCAGATGCTTTTCGTCCCAGGTACCAACCGCCATCTTTAAACGGCAATTTAACAGCCGACAAAACTTGCTTGTTTAATTCTGCTTGGTTTGTGTGAACTAACCTTTGGGAGGTAATTGCCGACAACATCTCATCACAAGCCTGGCCATAGATCGCCCCATCGATAGGCGTTGTTGGAATACCTGCTGGAATCAATCGAGAAGCAACTGCGCCAGCCGTCTGACGACTATAAGCGACCGTCTCCACGCTGTATCGCTTAGTCCAAACGGCGATACTGTTCGCTAGGTCTTTATCGTCAATCGATACTGGATTCGAATACGTTTCCAGTAAAACAACGCAGAACTTGTCCCCAACAAGTCGTTGCGCTGCCAGTAACGCAGCTGCTTTTCGATCTGGGCTTAGATCGATAGCCATCCAAGTTGGTTGCTCCCGATCCAAAGTGAGCATACCCTCAGATGCACACTCTGACCAACTTGACGGATTGATGGCTGGGTTGATCTGACTTACCCATTGGCACAAAAGTTCTGTGCGAATAATAGACTCATCATCTGACATTGCAGATTTGAGATTGTCGATGTGGATGGTATGGCCTAGCGATGGATTGGCTTGTCTCCAGCCTTCGATGTCATCGATTGGACATCCAGGTTCGGCCGACCATTCAAACCAACCGATAGGATCATCAGATCCAGCAGCTGCTGCAAGTCCGCGCTCTCTCATGCGTAATAAAATTACTGAATGTTGATCTCCGGCATTTGAATACATAATCGCCATTGGATTTTTCGAAGCCATTTGGGTAAATCGAAGTGAGGCCCAAACTTCATCATCTTTGTACTCTCTCACTTCGTCCAAATGGATCGTGTCAGGTGCTGCGATACCACGCGCAGCTGAATTGTTGGCTCTCACCAGGTATCGAGTGCCGTCGTTAAGTTTGATCTCCTGGCTTCCCTTGGTTTCGTACTTCTTTACAAACCGAGTCACAAGTTGTTCGTTAGCCTGGATGATTTCATCGATTTTCCAAAAGATTTCTGATGAGGTTGTAAGTTTGTGGGCAGTATGGATCTGCAAACGCTCTCCCCAAAGGAACATTCCAGCCAGGATTCGCAGCTGCATAAATGTAGATTTACCATTCTGGCGAGCCATAATCACGCCCACTTCATTGTGATACCAGCGCCCATCAGGCTTTACTCGATGCATTTCAATAGCCAAAAGTTTTTGCCAAGGAAGCAGTTTGAATGGCTGGCCAGTCACCGGATCGATGATTTGTTCACAAAAGTCGATCATTTCTTGTCCGCGGGAGGGTAAATCGACCGGTTTTGACCTAATACGCGGTTCTGTCGCCCCTAGGTAAGCCGTAGGAGGCTGTTCTAAGCCGTTTTGAGGGTTTTGAGTCATAGTTAGTCGGTTGTCTCCTGATAGTGGCTTATTGAGCCGTTTTTGGGGGCAAAAGATCCAA